CGACCCATCTGATCGTTTTCATGAACGCTCCCGTCACGTTTATGTTGAGGGCGTCGTTGGTGTCGTCAGCGGTGAACGTCACATTCCACATCGGGTCGTCCCTGTAGATAACAGTCGTGTTGACGCCCGCGACACTGGTGAACCCGCCAGAGTTCCTGATCAATCCCGTAACCCTGAACGCCGCCGCCTCGCCGGGCATGTCCGTTCGCCTGGCGACGACAAGCGCGTCGAGCGCGTAGACGGCATCGCTCTGGACCAGGAACCGGTAACTCGATGAGCCAGCGGGATGGATCGTCATGGGCATATCATCCCAGGTCCAACCCAGCGCGGTGAAGGAGCCTTCCTGTGCATCGCCCACTGTGCCGAATTTGCCCGACGCCCGGCACCATTCGCTGTGAGCGAGAGCGTTGCTCGAAGCACCGCCGGCGACACTGTTCAGACCTGCAGCCACCGAAGCATCGCCTCCCGCCTCAGAGTTTCCGCCGGTCGCTTGAGAGCTGTCGCCGTGTGCGAATGCGTTCTCGCCGGATGCCGTGGTTTGGCTGCCCATCGCAGTTGCGTGCGAACCAGGACTCTCGGTCTGATCACCCGTGGCTCTCGCTGTCTCGTTCCATACGCCGCCGTCCCAGCGCAATGCGAGGAACAATCCCGGCGGGGCCGTCGAGAACGGCGTGCTGATGTACCAGTCGCCGCAAAGGCGCGTATTCGCAAGGTCGAGAATCTTGACGGTGCCCTCGAAGTCGTAACTCTCCTTGAGCACGATCAGGAGTTCCTGTCCGACGCGTTCGCCGTCCGCGATGGCGGTGGCGGCACTGCTGACCAGGTACGCCGGGAACATGAACTCGGTGCGAAGATAGATGACCTCGGCGCCCTCGGGGTCGAGTGTGAATCCGGAGTCATATTCGTGAAGCGTCACCGTCTTGGCGGCACGCCGCTTGACCTCGGATACCGCACCGGCGGCGATGTGTTCCGCAGTGATCGAACCTTTGGCGACTCCCCGGTATGGCATCACCAAGTCCCTCCGATGATCTTGACGACGTCGCCGGGGGTGCCCTTGACGAAGAGCTCGGCTAGGTCGACCCTGTGCAGGTCGTGCCATTCTCCAGGCTCTATCGGCACGTCCTCGTCAAGGTCGCCACGGATGTAGATATCTCCGCTATTGCCAGGTGGGCACGAGATGTTCACGGTAGCCACCGTCCTGGCGGCAGCGAGAGGTGCGTAGGTCGCCGTCACGGTAACGAGCCGCATGATTGTGTTGTTCACGACAGCGTCCTCCTATGTCCCAGCCACGAGCTGCCAGAGCCCCGTGAGAACCAGCGTCGCGGCGGCACCGACTATGATCCAGATCAGCCGAGCCCACAATCTCCTGGCCTCTTCCAGCCTGTCGAGTCGAACCTGGATGCCCGGCTTGCTGTTGCCGCGGATCGCCTCGTCCAGCCGATCGAGCTTCCCATGGATCGCGGCGAACTCGTTCTTGCACACCTGCTCGTAATGCTCGCAGCAGTCGCTCATTCCGCCCCCGTCTCCTTCGTGTGGATGCGCAGTGCCTGGCGATGCGGATCGCTCCACCTCCATTGGCCCTGTGTGCCGAGGCTCATCACCTCGAAGACCGTGCCATCTGCGACGATCTGATCGCCGGCTTCCGGCTCGCCGAACGTCGGCGTGAAGTCGGCTGCCAGTATGAGGAAATCCGTGACGTGTGCTGCGATGCGAAGACCGTAGTCGTCGTCTACCTCGTACTCCGTCCGGCCGTATGTGGCATCGAGTTCCGCCTCGGTCGCGCCGCGACGATAGGTGACAGGGCTGGAGCAGTGCTGGGTGCGCATCTGCTCCAGCCATTGGCTTCCTTGCTGCAGCATGTCACCCACTGGGCCGTCCTCCGCTACTGGCTCAGCCGGACGCGTACGGTGGCGTCGTCATCGCTGGCGGCCGCGACCGTCCTGCCGAGCTTCTTGTTCGCCCCGGCTTCGGAGTCCGTCTTGGCGACCTGATCGGCGACGTCCCAGTAGACTTCGGCTCCGGCCGCGATGGCCTCACCTACGCCTGTGGTCTTTGGCAGATCGAAGACGCCCGTCACCGCGAGCGCTCCGAGGCTGTTCGCGGCGATGTCCAGCTTGGCGATACCGATCAGGTCTTCCTGCACCACGACGTCGCCAGCCGTCACGTCGGCCGAGGGAGTGTAGTCGATTGCGTTGCCGTCATGAATGAATTGTCCCGTTGCCATTAGTCTTTGCTCCTTGATCGTTTGAGGAAGTCACACAACATCAAGTGGGGGTCTATGACTCACCCTTCATCTTCGCAGCGCCGCGGAAGTCCTGCTCGCGGACGCCGAAGTCGATGTAGCCTCTGAACTGGATACCGAGCGTGTTGAAGTCCGCGTCGGTCTTCTCGACCGTCGGCCGGTCGATACCGTTGAGGAACGCCACCTCGATGGCAGGGAGGCGGTTCGGATCGGCCAAGAGGTACCACGCCTTGCTCGATGCGCCCGTGAAGCTGGTGTTGGCCAGATACACGGAGCTTACCACGTCGAATTTGCCGACGTGCGGGTTGGCCGATGGCTTGCCCTTGTTGGCCGTGGTAGTCTCGTTGAGCTGCATGCTCGTCATCAGCAGCTTTGCCGGCACCTTCAGTGCCGTCGGGACGAGCAGGATGCTCGCCGGGATGCCCAGCGGCCGGCCGTTAGGCTTCGTCTGTTCGCCGAACATGACTTCGGCAGCGGTCAGGCCGTCGACGGTCAGCGCCGTGTCAGCGCCCTCGGCGTAGTTCTTGTGATCGGTGCTGAAGAAATCCTTCCCGTCCGACTGCACCGGGTTGCTCAGCCACAGGCTCCAGACGGCGTCGGCGATGGCCTCGGCCGCGCCCATCCCGATCTGGCGCGGGATGTCGGTGAACGCGCCCATGTCGTCGTTGATGATCATCTGGCGCGTGAGAGCGAACATGATGCCGTGCGTGTCGGCCTTCTGACCGAACTTTTGTTCGTCCAGCTGGCCGTGCTTGAGCTCGCCGTCAGGGCCCACCTGCTCGAACTTGAACGCGCCGGTCATCCGGTAGCGGCTGTGCTCCTTGAAGTCGTTGACGCTGGCGATCTTCACGATCCTGCGCCAGGCGTCCTCGATGTAGTTGTAGCCCTCCAGCAGCATCTTGTTGGCCACGTTGCTGAGGATGCCCGGCAGGCTTGCCGTGCTGAACGCGGCTTGGAGCCAGGCGGTGGCGTCACGCCTGAAGCGCGGCAGCTGGTGTCCGTACGCCAACTCGCAGAACTCCTGGATGCCCACGCCGCGCAGCCTATCGGCAGCCTCGAGCACCGGCTCCGGGTAGAGCGCCTCGACCCGGGAGCTGGGCAGGCCGCTGGCCATCAGCGCGACTGCCTCGAAGACCTCGGGGCTGGTGTTGCGCGGCTGTGAAGTCATGATCGATACCTGTGGTCGCGAGGCGCGCAGCAGGTGCAGCTCAGTCTTCGTCTCGTCCCACCCTTCCTCGATTGCCTTCGCCTCGATGTCCGCGTGGTTGCCGGCACAGAGCTTCCTGATCGCCTCGATGCGGCGCGTCTCTGCGGCCATTCGCTGACGCATGTCTACTACCGGGTCTTCCTCCTCCGGCGCCGAAGCGTTTACGGTGTCCGGTGTTTCCGCAGGCCCGGCGGTCTCAGTCGACTCGGGCTGCTCCACCGTCGCCGTCTCTGGCGTCGCATCGGCCGCCTCGTTTTCGGCGTCACCGCCGCCGGCGGCCTCTACTTCCTGCGTTGCTGTCCTGGCTTCGTCTTCTTCCATGGACTCGAGCTCCTTTCCGTTGGTTTCCGAGCCGCGCTCTCCCGGAGCGGCGGCGATCCTCGCACTGGTGTTAGTGTCCGCTCCGCTGTCGACGAACGATATTTCCTTCAGGATGGCCTTGCGGACCACGTGGACGGGCCCGTCGAAGGTCCTGCCGTTAACTGTGATACTCTGACCGTTGGGGACAAACTCCGCTTCGATGACTGCTGCGCCGATGCTCGCCTGCCACGGGAAGCCATTCGCGCCGCTCTTGGCCACGTCCCTCGCCCACGAAGTGTCGCGGCTGATGAGTCCCTCGGCGACTACTTGGCCGTTTTCGATGACCACACGCTGCGTGTGGCCTACCCCCTGGCGCGGATTGTGGTCGAGACGAACCGGGATGTCCTGCCGCTCGATGGCCAGGCCCTCGAGATCGACGACCACCGGATGTGGGAAGCCGGCAATCCGCATGAGGCC